AAAATAAATTGGTGGGTATAAAACAACTAGATGTGGCCACTACGGGAGAAGACAAAAAAGGATTGCGGTTAAAGGAAGAAGATGAACCGGCACCCTTATACCAAAAACAACTAGGGGTAATAGGAGTACCCCAAAGATTGGTGCCTGAAGTATTACTAGTGTCCATACTAAAACGAGCTAACTGACTCCATTGTGACAAAACATAAGCCAAAGACATTTCGTCAACATCGGAACACGCAATATTTTCATCAACCTTAAGCCTACTAGAGGCCAAGCTACCCACTAACAAAGCAGAAGTTGGAACATCCACATTATGTTCCATTATGGTGGATTGATTCCAAACACGTTTGGTTGGTTCCTGGACTAAAGGCTTGGAATAACCAAAAGAACGAATAGCCCCAGCGGCTTTGCCCAAAAACCAACTAGTGGGACCGGCAATCGAACTCAAGCTGGGAACGCCTCTTGCAACCCAGCGCAAAGTCTTACTCATGGAACTAACACCCGAAGAAAATGGATATGCATCATCTTCAAATTCTCGTTCAATAGGGGATTTACCACCAGCCTGAAAAGAAATTGGAGTTTGCGTAATGGGAGCAGCATGGTAAAGTCTAAGATTTTCCAAATGCATCAACAACCTATAAGTGGGTCTAGAATTACCAGCAACACCAATCCTAACAGGTAATATTGAATTAACTCCAACTTTACCGTATTCCCAAGTTGTGCGCAAGTCAAAAAATTGTACTGCTTGCAAAAAGGGAACCTTAAGTTGGACCATGGTATTCTCACTCAAATCCAAACGAACGTGTGGAAGATTAGTGGAAAGAGTGGGAACTACAGTTCTATCCAAATGAATTGAACCCACGTCGTACTGCCAACACAAAGAGAGCAAACCCTGGCTAAAAGGCAAAGATGAAACTTGTAAAGTAAAAACTACGTCAAAATTCAATCCGGCCACACCCAATAGCCTATTAGACCAACCGGAAAAGAAAGTACCAATATTTGAACTATTTATAACCGAGGAATACTGGTTAGTAACAATATCAAGAGTCAAATTGCCCGTAGTCATAACTATAGGCCTTCTGAAATACTCTTTCAAATCTTGTAAAACGCCACTGGATTCACTGTGTTGATCAGGCCTATAATAAGAACCTAATACCTCGACCGCGTCGCAGGCTTCCTGCACCATGGTGGTAACACCGGTGTTCTCAGTGGTTGATGGAACGCTGAGAGATAAAATCTCAGCGCATTCCTGTTCGCCATCACGAACAGTTATTTCTTGGTTTTGAATTTTAGAAGCGAGTAATTTATAGAAACGGACTTATACTCATAGGTCCGCAGCAAAGGAATTCTCTGTATAACTGAGTAGTAAGGGAATATCTGAGACGCCCTGTCCAATCAAAATGTGTCTTCCTTAATTATTTCCACATCTGATTGCGTATTTGCAATCTCAGAACCAGTTGTCCGTACGAATCTTAATGAACTCCAAATAAGATTCACGCTGGCACGGCGCACGAGGCACGCACTGCTCCGAAAGCAGTTCGTACAAGCGCGGGGCAAACTCATCCCATCGTTCTTGCCCATGCATGGATAATTCCTCGAGCGCATTCTCCATGACATCTATAAAAATTTCTCGCTCGAGCTTCTTATTTTTGCAAAAATAAAAAGTAAAAAGAAAACTCTCCAACTCAAGGGGAGCGTTAACTCTGGCATCTGCGCATGAAAAGCCACGTTTCAAAAATGTAACTTTATCTGCCATTCGCCAATCCTCCAAAATAGAACCCTTACTATCACTCGTATAAGTCAAACCAAGCTTTTTCATGTGGGAGGCCATGACCTCAACAGGCAACTTATCAACAACCTCATCTGAAGCGTTCAATAAATTGTCGTCGCCGTACGTCAATGCCGTGGCCACACTCCAAAAGACACAATATGGTTTCTCCAACGTCTTCGTGACGGCATAGACTAATGCACATAACGAATAC